GGAATGTTTGGGATGTGAACAACAGGAATTTGACCGAGTGGGTTAGGGCGTGAATCAATTAGTTCATCATTGATGTATTCTTCGATAACGTCATCGGTCAAAATTTCGGTATAAGTAAATACCTGACGAGTACCTTCAAGCGAGGTTCCCCAGAAACGATACTTCTGCTTGAAACGCAGGAGGCGAGTACGGTCGTGTGGGTGAAACTCAGGAAAGCAGAACGCAGGGTTCAAAGGTAGTACACGAACACGGCCAGGGTGGTAACGACCAATGCTGTCTTCCCACGCCTCTTCGTAAGCAATCTTTACAAAGCAGTCGCCAGTGATTCCACCGGTTTGAGCCATCTCAAAAAGAACACGCTGTTTGTCGTTATCTACTTCCCACACACGCTGTAGACGGTCAGGAACAATCGCCTCTGTAGCCTTAGGTGAACGGAAGAACACGCCGTTACCAAAAGTAAAGCGAGCTAGGTAGTCTAGGAACGCACGGTAGTAGTTAATCGAAATTTGCATTTCGCCTTGCTCACGGCGGTAACCCCAGTGGTGGCCAAGGTACATCGCCCAGTTAAGGCTGTAGCGGTTTAGACGAGGACCGTGAACCTCAAACTCTTCATCAGCAAGCTCAACAAGACCCAGCGGGGAAATGGAGATAGTAAGGTCGGAAGAAGCTGCTCTATAAGACGGTGGGGAGAAGTCGGTAAATGACATTACTTCTTATCCTTCGTGTCTTTATCTGTACTGTGTTGTCTTCGTGACAGAAGCTCATGTCTGCGTTCTTGGAACTTTTGAAGCAGCTCTTTGCGTCTGGCAATTTCTTCAGAGTCAATAAACTTTCCGCCAAGCTCTAGATAGCGGCGGTGAACCCAGTGCGACGCACCTGGAGAGGGGTAGATACGATACTTAGCTTTAGCCTGGGTTACAACCATGGCATAAAGTTTTTCGTTAGTTGGCACATCGGCCATGTGTTTTCCTCCAAGATTGTTAGCACCCCGCCCTTTCGGGCGAGGTGACCAACAAGCGTATTAGTCGTTTACGACTGTCGGGTTTAGACGCATGGTGCGTCCGCCCGAAACAACCTTAGTCTCGACAACCTGCTCTGCGTTCTGTGAGTAAGAACCGTGAGCAAACTCGCCAAGGAAGGTTGGTGCTTCAATCCATGCTGCCGAACCTACGTGTGCACGCTCTGAAAGAGTCTCAGCGGCTGGCTTCTGCCATACTGGTGCATTGCGGTTTGGGCGACCAGGAGCGGCTGCGAAGCCGTTCATGATGCCAACTTGGAAATCGTTTGGTACGTCAGTGTCAGTAGCGACACCCTCTTCAAAACGAAGTGGGCCACGACGCTCTTCGTTACCAGCCATTTTGCGCTCGTAAACCTGAGGTGCACGCTCTGGGAACATTGGTGTTGGACCAATAGCCATGGGGACTCCTTAAATTAGGGATTGGAAAGTCGACTGTTTCCAATACTTAGTTTCTCGTGTTATTCAGTATTTTGCACACTGAACTCGAACTTTTTAAAAAAACATGTTGCTGTTAACTTCGACTGACGGCATGACTAATTCCTGAGTTAGAGAGCATGCAATAGCCAGTGAGTCTACAAAGTCATCGTGAGCATACGCCTCATCAGGAGCAGCTACCATGAAGTTAGGTCCTTTGTAACGGATTTCTGCATCAGTCATCTGTTGGTAAAATCTCTTCCAGGCACGTAGCCTACGGGTTTTAGCGTGAGCTGGGTAAGAGAGGGACCGGCGCTGAATGAGGGCCTGCAGGTGCTTAAACCGCCTAGATTGCTCTGATTGGCTAGAAGTTACTGCGACAACCTCGGCTCGCCCCATAAGAATCTTTAGTCGTTGGGCTACTGCGTCACCGACACCGTTGGCGTCTACTCCGATTGCTAGGACGTCATAGTTAGAAAGGAAGTTAACAATTTGGAAATATTGTTCTTCCCAGTCGTCGCCTTGTAGTTCCAACCAGTTGAGGACTCTATGGTCGAAATAGCCAAACTCATCAGGTCGGTCCCAGTCAACCCATACGACTGTGACAACAGTGGAGTCCATTTTTCTAGCAGGGTCGATTCCGACCACAACAGGGGTTTGGTGCCAGGATTTGACCAGTTCTTGCGAAGTGTCACCCAGCTCATCCATGAGCCCAGCCGTAACAAACATGCCTCGTTCAAGAAGCCATTTGCAGTTATACGACATCTGGAACTCATCCGAGTCCTCTCCAATACGTAGTTTTTCTTTGTCAATAAACAACCTGTAGTTGGCGTTTACTTTAGCCACTTCACGCCAGTCCCACTGAAAGTGGTTCATTCTTCTACCACGGTTAGTTTGCTGGCGCTTGTTGAGCTGAATTGCTTTATAGAAGTTGTTTTTAGATGTTGTTGGTGTGCCAGTTTTTACCATTGTACCAGCATAGTAAGCCAACATAGGTGAGATAGACTTAGCAACTACAAAGTCATCCGCCTCTTGGCACTCGTCAATTACAACTAGATGAAACGACTTAGACTCAATCTTTGCACGAGGGTTGGCCGTCATCATGGTCATAGTCGAACCGGACTTTTTAAGTTTAATCGTCTTTGTGACTCCAGCAATTTTCTTCGCTTCGTCGTCAATCTCGGGGTCACCCAAGACTTCTACCGCACGCTCAGAGGTGAGGCGAGTTACGGTGCGGCTAAACAGGGTTTCAGCCTGACCCTCGGTCGGGGCAAACAAACCAACCCAAAGACCGTCCTTGAATTTACCTAGAAGCTCTGGGTAGATGTTGGCTAGTCTAGGTAACAGCACCATGAGGGTGGCTACTGTGTCGGCTACTGTCTCAGATTTACCTGACTGACGTGCCGCCAAAGCGGTGACTTCTGCAGCGTCGCCAATTATGACGGATTCCATCATTCGCCTGGCTAGAGGTTTCTGGTACCCGTGAAGGTCGTGACCTACAAGCACAACCATGAACTGCAGCATCTTTTCTATAAGACGGTCTACAAACGCTTGGGTAAGTTCGTCTGCATCTTCGTCTTCAAACTCTTCTTCAAGAGAATGGTCTTCTAGGTAGAAGCTGGGGTTGATTTCTTCAAACTGTGGAGCGTCATCGTCCTCGTCGTCATAAAACATCAGCGGATACGACTTTTCAATTCGTTGATTATTTCTACCGCAGTAGTTGCTGCAATTTCGGCTTCTTCAAGTGCGGCGAGGCCGTCACGTCCGTGGTGAACCACGTTGCGCCCAATAGTTGGAAGTAAAGTCTCTACGTAGATAATTAGCTCAGGTGTTGATATCCCAGCTATCCTCTTCTGTAGCTTTGTAGGCTGGCGGTTCCCATCCTTCTTGAAAATCTTCATCTGTTAGTACTCGTCCTTCTAGTGCTCGATTTAGTGCGGTTTCTTCGTCTGGTTGTGTGCCTGTCCATTTACCATACACAAAAGCCTTGTGCTTAGGCAGCCTAAAGATAAAAGGTTCAGCAGTGCGGAATGGCTCCTCAATTTCCTGAGTCCATCCACGCACCAGTAGTTTGTTTTCCCATTTAACTGGAAAATGTACAATTTGTACAAAGTGTTGTTTTCCGATGTTGTGTACCTTTGGCATGCTTCTAGTTTACTTCCTTTTCGGTGGCTTTCCACCCTTAGACGGGTTAACTCCGTTAGCTTTATAGAACGCCTTAGACGCCGCACTACGGGGGTTAAGCTGTGACTTTCTTTGGGCCTCACGCCTAACTCCATAAACTTTTCTTCCAGAAGCGTCAATTGTAGCTCTGCGAGACTTGTAACGGAACTGGCTAACACGTGCCATAAGCTGAAGTTGTGAGAGAAAGTCGTCAGTAATTCCACTGAGGTCTGCCAACCCCTGCGGCTTGGACAAGAAAGACTTGTTGATGTAGGGGTTACCTTTAGAGATAGAAGAGTGGAACTTAATCCACTCATCTTTTGAAACACCATAATAATTCCACAATGTTCCATCTCGGAACATGACAGTCAATGTACCACCATTACGTCTCGGGTCGTAACCAGCGGCTACTGTGCGTGGCTTCTTTACGTTAGTGGAGGACGTTGGTACGTCAGTAAGCCTAGCCGGACTCTGGTCGTTAAAGTTCTCCGCACCATATCTCTGCGGCTCATCGTAGTCCTCTTCTTCATAGGGATTGTACGAGGGCTCGTCGTAATCAACCGGCGAGGCGGATTGGCTGGCACTAAAGATAGACTGTAGACGAACGAGCTCTGCGCTGTCGTAGCCTATTGGTGGCTGATTAGGGTCGGCCATGACTACTCCTTGAACAAATAAACCGTGCTACCAGTTTATCGGCAGCACGGTTTATTTATGGGGTTAATTAGCTAGCAGCAGCGTATGGAACTACGGTGATTGCAGTACCGACAGCAATGCTGTCTGCACCAGCAGCAACCGACTGGGTCTTGATAGTCCCAGCTAGACCAACTACAGTACCAGTAGCGTTGACACCAGTGGTGTCTGCTACGGTGAAGCCAGTACCAGCAATGGTGATGTTGCCTGCAGCAGCGGCAGTTACAGTCCAGGTACCAACTGCGTATGCAGGTAGGTTAACTGGGCTGCTACCAGCAGGAGTACCTGCAGAGATAACTACCTTAGTGCCTACTGGGTAAGCAGTGCTTGCTGAAGTGGTGTATACAACCGCAACAGTAGCCGAGGTGGCGTTGAAGCGGGTGATGTCCTTAGCAGCGTTAGTAGCAGCAGTACCAGTAGTAACTACAAAACCGTCATCTACAAGGATGCGGCTTGCTAGTGCTGTAGCCACACCAATTACGCTAGGAACTACCACAAAGCCAGCTCCCTCAGGACCTGCGGTTCCTTCCAAGACACTGTTGTTGTCAGCGTCAATTACAAGCGGGTAACCGTTCCAGTTCTGGTAAGCGATTTCGTGGTTGTCAAGAGTTGGGTCAAGTAGACCGCCACCGTTTTCAAGTCGCTCGTCGTTTGGCTGTAGAGGGAAGTTTCCCCATACGAAGTCAACGGCGACGTTACCTGAGCTATCGACCAGGTTTCCGTTTTCATTAGTTGCCATGATTTTTTTCTTTCTCTAGAGTTGTTTGGTTCTTTCCCGTGCACGGGGAAAACTATTAGCGGTCAAATTCACAATCGTGTAAATCTAACTCGTTCTCGTATAAAATATCAGCACAGAACCTGCAACGGAAAAACCGCACATCGTCCAGGGCTTCGTGTAACGAGTCCGGGTCATAGTCCTCACGCTCAATGTGTGCAGCGTGGTAAAGTTCTGGTGGAAACGGTCCATGGGCACCATACGGTCCTTTGGGGACCTCGTGACCTTGAACAGCGAACTTTCTAATTATAGGCATTATTCGCCTTCGTTAGTGTCCGCAACTTCTTCCACTACTGATTCTTCTTCGACCTTCTTCTTTGAGGTCTTAGGGGCTACTGCGGCTAGTGCCTCAGCCTTTACAGCATCAAACTCGTCAGTTGTCTTTAGAAGACCTGACTTCTGAAGCTTGTGCAAAAAAACAGGCAGATGGTACTGGCAGTAAGGAATGTTGAATGTGTCGGTTACTTCGTAGACGTATAGTGATTCTGAGGTGCAGTTTGCGCATGTTGCCATTTTAGTTTATGTCCTTCTTAGCTGCTCGATTTGCCTTTTTCTTGTCTCTCCAAGCCATCGCTACACCAACTTTTACTTGTTCTGGGGTGCTGTTTACTCCAGCAGGGAAAAGTTTAGGATTAGCAGCATTCTTAGCACTTCGTGTTCGCCCGCTTGCTGCAGCTACTTTGCTGGCCCCAGTAATTCCACGAGACTTCTTCTTAGCGTTAAAGTCTTTCATTTTATCTGAGTCGGATGACTTAGGTGTTTCTGGTTTTGCTACGGCACCGCTTCGCACGCCTGCTCCAGAGCCACGTGGAACCGGCTTCGGTGCTCCTGGAGCCCTAAATGAAATCGTACCTTTTCTAGAACCAATAACGTCTTTAGCAGCGTCTACAACCGCACTTGTCACAGTGCTGGCTACTGCCTCGGCTACTTTGCCTTTTCTTTTGTTTTTATTGCTGTCTGTGTAAGTTGTTCTTACTGAGTTGGGGGTCACTTCCGCATCTCTTAAGAGTCCGTTTCTCTCGTAAGCCTGAGACGCTAGAGAGTGCTCGTGGCTAGACACGTGAATCATTCTCTGGGTGTCTAGTTGGTGCATCCTAGCGGCGTGCTCACGCTCTAGTGCGTTTTGCCCTGCAATGTGCTCCAGAGATGCCACATGCTTCTTTACCCCAGAAACAGCTTGCACTCCATCAGAGATAGCGGTGCCAATCTGTGCGCCAGCTTTGGCTACAGCGTCGCCAACGGTACGGCTGTTGCCCAATTTGTAAGGTTGTTCACTCATACGTCTAATTTATCCTCTACTGTGCCTAGTCTGCTGTCTAAACTCTTAAACATTTGATTTCCCTCGTCTAGACGGGAGTCAATCTCTCCGAGCTTCTTTTCTACCCTTCTCAGGGAATCTTTCATAGATGTGCCGCCGTTATGCTTTAGCTCACCGTCAATACGGTTAAGGCGCTCCATAACACCCAACACCTTGTCCCTGCCCGGACCTGCTTCTTCGCCTTCCCAGTCTCGAACAAACTTGCTCAAAGAGTCAAGTAAACTTCGAGTTTTTTTAATTACTGGGGAGCTAACTTTCCAGATAACTGTAACAGCACCGCCCACAGCGATAATTGTGGTAGCCCACATCAATACTGGTTCCATGAGTTACTTTCTTCGCTGTATCCGGTTACCGCCACCAAAACCTTCTGAGTTTTGTCGGCCAGTTCTAGCCCAAGCAAACGTTGTCTGCTTGTTGGTGGGTGATTTGTCAAACACTCTAGATTGGGTAAACTCCAACTTCAAACTGACCTTTTTACGGCCGTTAATAGTTAGGAGTCCACGCTTTAGCATTATTTGGCGTCTTCTCCAGGAGCAACGGTAGCCTCGTCGTCATCATCGTCTTCGTTGAGGTCATCGTCTGAGTCGAAGTTCACATCGTCGAAATCGAAGTTGTCGTCCTGCTTTACCTTTAGGGCTGCCTCTAGGTTCTCGTTGCCATCAGCGGCTTTAGCCACAGCGGCACGGAATGCGTTGGCAACATCCTGCGGGTTCAAGGTTCCTGACCAGGCTAGGGTTACACCAACAGTGGTTAGCACGACAGCGAATGCCGAGCCTACACCAATTAGTGAACCAAGCACCCAGTCACCGTTGGTTGCGATAGCACCAACACCTGTACCTGCGAAGAAGGTTGCTAGAAGCAAACCAAACGCACGTGCAAGGATAGTTTTAATAAGTTCTTTCATTCTGTTGGTCTTTCTGCAGCAGGTGCTGCTGACTTTACTGGAGCAGCAGGTGCTGCTACTGGAGTTGAATTCTTCTTAGTTAGTTTGACAAGGTCAACCTTGTCTGAGGTTGCTCCGAATACGCCCTTAACCTTACGGCTGGCGGTGGCATGAAGGTGATTTCCAGATGAGGCGGTGCCAGTTGTTCCTACAAGACCAATAGTCTCGCCAACCTTGATTGGGTCGCCAACCTTTAGGGTAGGAACCTTCTGCAGGTGGCAGTAGCCGATGTACCAGATGTTGCCCTCTTTGTCCGCAACGGACTGTACGATTACGTTTCCTAAAACCTTTGACTCACCAACAAATTTGATTCTACCGTTACCTACGGCTGGAATCTTGGTGCCACCAGGCATAGCCCAGTCAGTACCAGAGTGTGGTTGTAGTTTCATTTTCTTGCGGAATGCACTCATTTCACCGTAGTGCTCGGTTACCTTCTTTTCAGGGAATGGTAGTTTCCATGGAGTAAATGCCATGTTGTTCCTTTCGGGTATCTATCTATTGTCGGTTATTGTGCCTTTTTTATCAGGGCTTATTCTTTCGGGTTGCGTAGTCGGTAAGTTACTGACCACAAAAACAGTGTGCCAAGGATGCAGTAACCCACAATGGTCTTTGCAGACCCTTCGAGTACTACCCATGCCACGAACATACCTAGCAGGGTCCAAACCTGCCCTAACATGTCAGTTATGAATTTCTTCATTGTTCTTTCCTTCTGATAGTTGATTCTGCTGAAACTGCTCCCCCACTAGACGAGCTGCCTGTAGAGCCTCCTACTGGCGCTGAGGCTGCCATAGAAGCCGCTGCTGTGGCTGCTCCTACAGTTGCTTGAACTGCTGCACCTGTTGCGATAACGGATGCGATAATTGTCTTCTCGGCTTCTTCACGGACGGTAGGTGCCATGTCAGCACCAACGTTTCCAAGAGCGTTGAAAGACTCAAGCACTGCAGTAGCAACTGCTCCTACCACAGGAACTGCGGCTAACTCTTCAGATACCTCTGGGTCGTCAGCAACAGCGGCTACTGCCAGAGCCTCAAGAGCCTGTTCATATTCTGGAGAGCCCTGCTCAGTGTTCTCTAGGACTTCCTCAGCGGCTTCTACAAGCTCTTCAATTTCTGACTCGGTAAGTTCTTCGGGCTTAACCGCAGTCAGGTCTTCTATTAGAGAGAGGGATTCTTCGGTGGTATTGCTCGGCTCTGGCTCTGGTGTCGGTTCAAGCTCATTTTCCGTTGGCTCTTCAGTAGGTTCCTCGGTCGGCGCAGGTGCTGGACTTGGCTCAGGTGTGACACTGGGTTCAGGCTCTGGCGTCGGGTCAACTGTTGGTTCCTCCGTAGGTTCAGGGGTTGGCTCAGGAGTAGGTTCAGGTTCTGGCGTAGGCTCTGGTTCTGGTTCCGGAGTAGGCTCAGTTGTTTGTGTTGGGACAGGCGTTGGAGTTGGGGTAGGGGTAGGCTCAGGCTCTGGGGTGAACTGTAGAGGAACGATGCCCCAGGTAAATCGGGTCACCTTCACTATGCCACCACAAGGGTCGCCAAACGTCCCGTTGTCCAGAGGAATAGTGGCAGTGGTTTTACCCAGCATGTATGTACCCATAACGTCAGACACATCAACGCCACAGTTCCAGTCGTTTGGGTCGCCGTACCAACCACGAACAAATGCAAACTCCCAGCCCTCAGGTGCTGTCAGCGTAACGGATTCGCCTTCCCAGTTTTCCTGCGCCCACCAGTTAGGCTCAACCGGGGCTAGAGCAGTAGAGCTAACCTCCATGATTGGTCCGTAGTTACCGCCCCAGAAGCCGTTGTCGATGCCCTCTAGCTTTATGGTCTGGGTGCCTACGATGTCGAATACATACGGACGTGGGCCGTGCTTCTCGGTTACTTCAATAACCTGGTTGCCTAAAGTAATTCGGTAGGAGTCAATGACCTCACCGTCCCCACCGATTTTATTCGTGATGTCATTAGTAACAGTGACAGTCACCTGTTCGTCGGTAAACGTAAGGTTGTGTTCAGTCCAGTAGTATGTGAACTGTATGAGGGTACTTGCGTACGCTGGTGTAACAAATAGGAGCGGTCCAAAAACAACAGTTAATATTCCAAATGATGCTGCGATTTTACGCAGTCGGTTCATTTTCTCCTTATGTAAATCGGGGGGCACTGGTCACCTCTGCCAGCACCCCCCGTCTCGTTACCTTGTCGGGGTTTCCTTCCACTTGCACGTGGCAGGTCTTTGCGAGTAAAATAATCTAATGATAAGATTTCTCCTACTCTGCTGGCTGGTGCTATGCACTTTATTTATGACTTTTCTTTTTTTGCTGTCTTACGGCTCAAAAGATAGGTTTGCTAAAAAACTCAGAATATTTGGTTATAGTGCAACCCTTACGGGTTGGCTGTTTTTCTTTTTAACTTAGTAAGCGGCTGTTCCGCCTACGCTATACCCAGTAGGTGCGCCGTCTAGACCAGCATCGATTGCGGTCTGGGAGTTGTAGTATGGAGAAGATTGGGCTGCGCTTAGGACGCTTAGGTTGGAGCCGGTCTCAGTAGCTCTACGGTCTATCTCAGTCATACCACCAATTATGTTGGGGTAATTCTGCCAGTACTCTCCGAGCCCTTGACCTCCGTAAGTAACTCCGCTTATTTGTGCGATACCGCTATCCAGATATTGGCCGAAAGCTCTACGAGGGCCACCATAAATTCCATTAGCTCTGTCATTCAGTTTACGTTGCTGCGGCATTACTATCTCCCAAGCTGTACTGCGGAAGTGTTTCGGTTAACGCCTTCAAACTTTTCTGTTTCTGCACCAGGCCCATCAAACTTTGTGCTAAGAGCTATAGTGTCACCTGTAGCGTCAAGACCATAGTCTCCTAGCAATTCGCCAAACGGCTTGTCATCCATTGCGCTCATAAAAATCTCCTAGTGGTTGATACTCATAGGATAGCAAAAGGGGCCCCTTTCGGGACCCCTAATGTTTATAGAGTTTCTATTAGCCGCACAAACTTAACTGTGCTTCCTTTGAACGATGGGGAATCCAACGAAATAATTTCCGTTGTAGTTCCCTTACGGAATCCTGCATGTATTGCTTTTCCATCGCCAATGTAAATTCCTGCGTGGTAGTAAGACTTGGAGTTTTTGTAACCCCATACCACGATGTCACCAACCTTCGGGTCTTTTACACCCTTGGTCAGGTGTCCCTGCTTGTTTGCTGAGTGAGGGACTTCTATACCTAGTTGTTCATACGTCCAGTAGACAAGACCTGAACAGTCCCAGCCACTAGGCGTCGAACCAGAGAATACGTACCAAGTTTTTCCGATACGTCTCTCTAGCTTGTTTACTACTTTCTGAATCCGCTGACCTTCAGCCATAAGGCTGACTTTAGCCATGAACTCAGGTGCAGGTTCCACAACCTGCGTAACGGCTACTGCACTAGCCTGTGTGGATGGCCCCAAGCTTGAGGCGCATCCGGTCATTACTAGTGCCGTAACACTTACTGCAATGAGCTTTTTCATT